CTATATAAATAAAACTAAAGAGGATTGCCTTATAGACCTCTTAGAAGATATAACTAAAGAAGAAATCTTTGTAGAAGAACTTGAACCTTGACACCTGATATACCATTAGTAGTAGTAACTATTATAGTTTTTATGATTATTTTGTTGCCCAACTAAAACTTTCTTTTGTTTTAAATCAATGTTCTATACGAAAGATATAAAAAAGTTATACTTTAGGGGTTGACATATACAAAAGAATACCTATGTAGTGTAGCACGGCAAGCGTCATGCTCACACCTCCCCGAATATATTCATGAGTGAGACGCAGAGTATCTGACCTTGCCCTCCCCATTATAACTTATGCTAAACATAAGGAACTAACGTAATGTCTGACAGACAAGATGCTGTTGCCAACTTAGGTACAACTAAGAAAGATGCTGTTGTAGACCTAACCATTGGTGCTAAAGCTACTATAAAATGACATACCCTAAGAATCAAGTACTCCCTTATAGTGTGCCTATTGCCAAGTATGTTCGGCAAGCGGTTCAAGATGGTGTGAGCATTAAGGATATTATGGCTACTGTAGCTAAGAAGTATCAGAATGCTCCCGGTTCTCATGGTACATTCTATAAGCTGTATGGTAATGATATTGCAGAAGCTAGAGCAGAGATTGTCTCTAAGGTTGGTAATGTAGTCGTACAGCAAGCTATGGAAGGACACTTTGCTTCACAGGAGTTATTCTTGCGTAGTAAGGGTGGTTGGAGCCCTCAGAGCACAGTTAATGACCCCGACGAGTATACTGACCCTGATCAAGACTCAAGTGCTATTGATGCCCTCATGACTTTGTTGGGCAAGGATACAGATGCAAACCCTGACACAGAAGACGCAGCGTAAGCTTACAGCAGAATCTCTAAGAGCTTTATCCGATGATAAGGTACAAGAGGCACTTAAGCAGCTAACACCTGACCAAGCACAAGAGCTACAACATGATTGGAGCTTTTGGGCTAGAACAGATCAACTAGAGCCAGAAGGTAAGTGGAATACTTGGGTAGCCCTAGCAGGACGAGGTTGGGGTAAAACAAGAGCAGGAGCTGAGTGGGTAAGGCATAGAATCAAGATGGGCGATAGGATCGTTCATTGTGTTGCCCCCACTAAAGGAGACGTTCGTAGAGTTATGGTCGAGGGAGACTCAGGTCTCCTTAATGTATGCCACAAGAGCGACAAGACCTACCGTAAGGCTGACATGGGTTATCCTGTGTGGTCTCCTACTAATAACAGCATGACTTGGGCTAATGGTGCCAAGGCTGTCTTTTTCTCAGCAGAAGATCCAGAAAGACTCAGGGGTCCACAGGCTTACAGTGCATGGTGTGACGAGTTATGTGCTTGGAGAAATGCACAAGACACATGGGACATGATGCAGTTTGGGTTACGTTTAGGTAAACGACCCATAGTTTTTGTTACTACTACACCTAAGACTACTAAGTTACTAAGAAGTATCCTAGATGACGAGAAGACTCATGTCTCGACTGGATCAACTTTTGATAATAGTGCTAATCTTGCTGATACTTTTCTTACAGCAGTAAAGAAGACCTACGAGGGTACTAGACTAGGTAGACAAGAGTTATACGCAGAAATACTAGATGAAGCCTCTGGTGCCCTGTGGAACAGACAACTGCTATCTAACTGCGAAGTAGACAAAGATGACGTCCCTCAACTTAACCGAATTGTTGTAGCCATAGACCCTGCTATTAGTAATAACACTGACTCTGATATGACTGGTATCATAGTAGCTGGTGTTGACGTAAACGGTACAGCTTATGTCCTAGAGGATCATACGGGACAGTATAGTCCTCAAGCTTGGGCAGCTAAGGCTGTTGAGTTATACAGAGAGCATATGGCTGATAGGATTGTTGCCGAGAAGAATCAGGGCGGCGACATGGTAAGACACACATTACACACAGAAGATGAAACCCTACCCATACGCCTCGTTCATGCGAGTAGAGGCAAGATGGCTAGGGCTGAACCTGTATCTGCACTATATGAGCAAGGCAGAGTTAAACACGTCAGAGGGCTTAACGACTTGGAGGATCAGATGGTTCAATGGGAACCTCTTGGGTCTTTAGGGTCGCCAGATAGATTAGATGCCTGTGTATGGGCCATCACCGACCTTAGTCTTAATGGGTACGCAAAGCCACAACTTAAACTAGCATATTCTAGTGCTAAGGGACTCCTATAATGCCCAGAAGATTGAGTAAAACTAAAGCGACCCAAACACTAGGGGTCAGTGGACAGAACGTCCGAAATGGACAGATTCGTTCGGACGAATTTATTCCTGAGTTACGTGGCAAAGCTGCTATCCGTAAATATAGGGAAATGAGAGATAATGACAGTACTATTGGCGCAGTTATGTATGCTGCTGAACAAGTACTTAGAGACGTCAAACTCAAGGTTGAACCAGCTAATGACACTGAGGAAGCTAAGAATGAAGCTCTATTTGTGGAAAGTGTCTTTGATGACATGGAACATTCGCTTGATGACCACATTGCGGAAGCGTTATCAAGCTTGTCGTATGGCTTTGCTTGGTTTGAGGTTGTATATAAGCGCCGTGTTGGGCCTACTAAACAATCGTATAAGAAGTATAGTAAGTATACTGACGGGCGCATGGGTGTCCGTAAAATTGTTTGTCGTGCGCCTTGGACAGTCTCTAGGTTTGATGTAAACACCAAGACAGGCGAAGTACTGGGGCTTTATCAGGATACAGGTTATGCACTTTCTCAACACTACATCCCAGCTAACAAAAGCCTCTATTATAGAACTACTTCTATTAACGGTGATCCCAGTGGTCGTAGTATCCTACGCAATGCTTACACATCGTACCAATACTTAAACAACCTACAGTCCATAGAAGCCATAGCAGTAGAACGTGAGTTAGCAGGTATCCCTGTAGCTCGTATCCCTTCTGAGTACCTCTCTGGGGATGCTACATCTGCACAGACAGGTTTTGTTGCCAATCTTGAGCAAATCTTACGTGATGTAAAGTTCAACGAACAAGGCTACATTATCACCCCCAGTGATACCTACCCTGATAAGGATGGTAGTCCTACTAATGTACGTCTAGTAGATGTAGAGTTAATGTCCAGTTCAGGAACTCGTAATTTAGATATTGATCCTATTGTAAGACGTTACCAACATGACATTGCCCGTAGTGTTCTTTCTGAGTTTCTTATGCTCGGTGGGGGTAACAATGGATCATACGCACTCTCTAAAAGTAAGACTGACCTGTTTCTACGTGCCTTAGAAAGCTACATCCAAGCTATTGTCGATGTACTTAACAAGCAACTGGTGGAACGCCTATGGCAGCTTAATGGACTTAACTATGATCTGATGCCCTGTATCAAGGCAGGTGATGTTGCTCCGCATGATCTACGTGAGATTGCAGGGTTCCTTCGTAACCTTAACGGTGCAGACATTAACGTCAGTGATCATCCAGAGGTCATACAAGACCTTATGGCTATTGCTGAACTAAACTATGACCCAGACCTAGAGGTCGAAACTGAAACAAATGATCTGCCCGAGGAGGCAGAGGAAGACAAGGAATTATAATATGGCGGGAACTATTACAACAGCCCTGAGTGACCAGTTTAAACTACAGTTGCTTAAAGGTAATCACGACTTTGACAACTCTATGAGAGTTATTCTCTTAAAAGAGGAAGAGAACCTTACTAAAAACTACGATGCCACTACTGCTGATATTTCAACTGTAGGTGCCGACGAGGTATCTGATACTAACTATAACGCAACATACTCCCTTAACGCAGGTAATAATGGTGCAGAAGCTACAGTTGCTTCAGGCTTTCCTCAGATAGCAACGGGTACTACAACTGCTGTTATGGATTTTAATGATGTTACCTTTAGTAACGTAACAGTAGCTTCTGATGGTTGTATTCTTTACAATCACAATAACACAGGTAATGAAGTTATTGCTGTGTTTTCTTTCGGAGGAACAGTTAGTTCTACAAGTGGTGACTTTACTATCCAGTTCCCAGCTCCGGGAGCTACCACAAGTATTCTCCGCATAGCTTAATCTAAGGTAATACCTAATGGTAAAATTCATAGACAGAACAAAGATGACCCTCACGGGCGCAGCAGGTACAGGTAACTTAACCTTCGGGTCTGCTGTATCGGGGTTTCAAGGATTATCAGAAGCTTCTGTTGTTGATGGAGATATTGTTAGGTATACCATAGAAGACGGTACATCATACGAATCGGGCACTGGTACTATAGGGCTGTCTGGTGGCACCTACACTATGGCTAGGGCTCCTATATCTTCTACCCTTGCTAATAACGGGGCAATAACTGTCGGCGCTGCTGGTGTAGTAATATTTACTATGTTGGCTCAGGACGTAGTACAGTACCTATCTGACATATCTAATGTAGACGACACTACTCCTGCACACGGACAAGCCTTAACTTTCGTATCTAGCTCTAATAGCTGGGCACCTGTGTCCCCTTCTGGGGGAATATCTCAAGTTGCCAATTATGCAGCTTTACCAGCAAGCCCTAGTGCTACAGACTTAGCTTGGACTCAAGACACTAAAGCTCTCTATATTTGGGATGGTCTGGAATGGGATCGGGTCTACACTGGGTCGCAAACTACACCTAGTTTCACAACTGATCCACCGGCATCACTGTTGTTAAACACTGATGGGTCAAACAATGTTGTGACCGTCGCAGCTACAGACGCAGAAGGATTCCCGATCAGTTACGAGTTTGATGGGTTTTCTGGGTCTAATTCTTATACTGAATCTTCGCTTCCCCCCCAAATAAGTTCTCTGTCGAAAAACAACGGCGTCTTTACTTTTACACCGTCAACATCGGAAAGCAATGCTGGGACTTTCACCGGCAGATTTAAAGCATCGGATGGACTACAGACAACAGCAAAATCAACCCTTTTTCAATTGTCGTTTGGTTTAGCGAATTGCTACGGATTTGATATAACTCAAACATCTACAAGCAGCAGTTATGTAATTTTTAGTTTTATGTTTGTTGCACAAGATGGCAGTAATCTCCACGATGACTCTGCGTATATAAGCGAGGTTGTGTATGGTGCGAATGTTGACCAAGCAAGTTGGCGTTTCGGGAGAGAGGTAAGCACAAGCGAGACAAGTCCAAGTTATGATAACAACAACGGCGCATACTTCCGCACCGAAATGTCATCAGCTTTTAACACAACTTTGCCATCAAAAGGCTCAGGATCGCATTTT